GTATGAGCAAGATCAAGGGACTCTACATCCTCAATACCTCGGACGTAGTGCAGTCGTTCCCAACCAACCAGCTTGGGCGCAGCCCTATGGCCCACCCAGAAGGCACTCGCATCTATATGGTCGGTCAGGACGATGATTACGTTGGCGATGCGGAATACTTCACAGTCAGCATTACCTATCGACCTCGATACCTGTATGTGGCTGGTGCATAATGGCTGCTGGGTTACAGATTCGGCTCTTTGATAACAACCTTACATCGCCAACGCTGATTGACGATCTGACAGAACGCATCAGCAAACTGTCGTTCACCACCGCTCTCAATGGTGGATTCCGGGATGCTACTTTTATGCTGACCATGGGATTCGATCAGGCGTGGCAATGGCTATCACGTGAGGGCAAACGTGGTTTTCACTTCTACCGAGTGGTTATCTATGAAGCGCATGACATAGTTTGGGAGGGCAGGATTACTGACATCGCCCTCAAGGTTCAGAATTTGGATCACGGTATTCTAGTCAACTGTTTAGGGTACTGGTCTGCCACTCGCGACCAGTTATATTCCGATGATGACCATACGGACTGGACATCAGGTTCGGGGCATCAGATAGATGAGATTATCAAGGAAATATTAACTGAGGAATGCCCTGATATTAACAGTGACCAAACCAACATTACCGCTGGGAGCCGTGATCTGGCTGGGATCGATTTGAGTAGCCGAAAGTACCCGCAGGAGTATATCAACGAACTAACCCAGCTATCAGATGACGATCAAGCGGTTTGGTTTTTCGCCATATGGGATAACCGTGTGCCGTACCTATTCAAGCGGTCTGTGACGAATATCGATTGGCTAGTATACCTAGAGAATCTCGACAATCTGACGTTACAGCAATCAGCACTAACCCTCCGCAATGCCATAACTCCAGTGGTAGGTGGCACAGAGGGAACGACCCAGACCGATGCAGCGAGTCTGGTGTTATACCCCAGACGAGAAGAACTCGCAACGCTCCAGACAGGAACGAATGCGAACACCCAAGCCGATTCTGCCAAGATGAAAGTAGCTGACAGGGCGTTGCCACGGCAACAGCAGGCATTTACTGTGACAGGTAGGATATTCTCTACTGCAAGCACAGATACAGGTGGACGGCTGGAGGAATCACCGCTCTGGCGTGTTCGATCTGGTGATGTTATCCGAATCCAAGACCTCGTTCCGAGTAGCGCAGCAACTCCCGAACTGGATGATCTCCGCACTTTCTATATTATGGCTACAAACTACGATGCCACCACGAATATATTAACTATTCAGCCAGATCGTAGACCACGGCAGCTATCGACTATTCTCGGAAATCTTGGAACAGTGCAGACGTAGAAGGAGGTCATCATGCTCGGATTAGTTATGCGGTTTTTATCACCAGACACCAAGGCATTAGTTCGGTTGGCGTTACGCATGGTTGGCTCGCTCGATACCCCAGAGGAGCGCAAAGAGGTTGCTGAATTCGGTATCAATATGCTTGCCGATGGGCGAGTGACCGTAAGTGAGTGGAGTGCTTTTGGAAAACGGCTTGGCGTTTTTCGATTAGGAGGGAAGAATGGCAAATAAGATACGCCCACAGATTCTCACCGCTCTGATTTGTGGTACGGTATTCTCGATATTTGGCATATGGATAGGTATGAGAATGGAAGCTGTCGAGGTGGTCACAGCTATAATCGGGGGGTTCCTTGGGTTCTTGGGAGGAGTAAGCCTAAAAGTTCTGGAAGCCCCTGACGGATAAACCAATAAAGGAGGCAGAATGAAAACATTAGCACGTTTATTGATGTGGCCCTTCCGCATGGTATTCAACGCTACACGATGGGTATTTAGGACAGTGCTGGGATCAATTATGTGGGTCATCCTGACCTTCTGGAAGATTCTGAAGGGTATTTTTTCTATCCCCAAGATGTTGTGGAAGGGATTCCGTATAGCCGTCAAGGGTTTGATAAAAATACCTGTCTGGATATGGCATGGTTTTGTATCTACGCTTATGGCGATCAAACGATCACCACGGAAGACCTACGAGAGTGTAAGGTCTGCCCGTGACTGGTTATTAGCTAAAGTAGCTTATCTGAATGAAGAATCAGCCCGATGGAAAACCGCCTTCAACATTTTGAAAAGCCCCTACAGTTTGCTCCGGGCATGTGGATTCAGCCCTCAGATGGCGGTAGGTTTGCTATTCGCAGGTTCTACCGTAACAACAGGAGTTGTGGTCAACGAGACTATTTTGAGTGAACGAAGCTTTGCTCGTGGAGACTCAGGGACGTATGCAGCTAGTGTTATTGGGCCAGACCTGCCTCTAGATGTACCTACGTCGTACACAGAGGGCTCAAACACGCTGCGTATTGATCTTGGTTCTACCCCTGTTCGAGAGATAACGATTGAGAACGTGTCGGTTGGTACGGTATTCACTGGATCAGCCCTGCCAAGCGGGGAGCAGAATGTGGTACAGATCAGCGGCAATACCATCAGTGGAGGCACGAATACAAGGCTTGAGATAGGCCATTTGATCTTTGAGAAATCGAGATGCAAGAAATTGGAACTCAGTGATATACAGGCTCATACGATTATCATTAGGGGCAATGCCTCGGACGGACAGTCCATAGCCCCATCGCCGGGAACGTCAAGGATGCTTTCCATTGGTGGTGGACACTCTCAGGCCGATGCTATGGTAACCTCCGGCGGAACCTACGACCGCATCTGGATTCAGGCTCCTACGAGCGGGGTGAACGGCAAGGTAGATTTACTCAGGCTAACCAACCTCTACCCTAAGGGCGGTCTGTGTGTCCTATCTAAGATGAATGTCGGTACGCTGGAAATATTGACCAACGAGATCGGAATGGGCGATGGGTTCAGCACTAAGGAGTTCTCCGTTGCCACGACTGTTACAGGGGCCAACATCACCGTCGAGGATAATGTGGAAGTGACTATAGCGGAGCCAGCGACATCGTAACGTAAAGTTGCACCATGTGATAGACTAGATCAAGCACTGTGGCCTCCATATCATGGTGCGGTATCACCCCCCAGTAGGCTCAGGGAGTTCCACCTTCACTCCCTGGGCCTACTCTTTTAGGTCAATTTCCTAGGTTATACAAATTGGCATACTTTATGGGTTGACATGTGTTTACATGCGTTGTACAATGAGGGTAGAACACACTAAACAGGTGGCCACAGACCAGCAAAGCGAACAAGTGGCAGAACCCCCGAAGAAGGCAGACGCGGTTGAAAGACCGACCTAGGGAAGACCGAAAGGGAAGACCTAGGGGCTGGGGTGAGGGAATCCTCACTAGATCAAAGGGCAAAACCAGCCGAACCTCTTACCGAGACACTAACGCCCAACGGTGTGGTAAGGGAGATTCCAGAAGGGGACAAATAGGTCGCAGGAAACTAAACCTGCCTGATGAGAGCGAGTCAGTAACTCGCCGAAACCTAATAATTGAAAGAGGGTGAGCAATGGCACAGTATGAAGTCAGTTGGACAGTCAAGGCATGGTACACCAGAGTGATCGAGGCCGACAGCAAACAGGAAGCCTTAGAGGTTTCAAACGATATGGGAGACGGTGGAGTGGAAATCCACCCGACCTTCGCAGTATCTCAGATGAAAGCAAAGAAGGTGGTGAGCAATGGCAACTGTCAAGCTATGGTGTAACAACTGCGGAACAGTAACACGGTTTAGCGTAGGTAAAAACGAGCCAGATGGTAGGAACGTCTGCCAGATATGCAAAAACAAAATTGAAAGAAGGTGAGCAGATATGAAAGTTACAGTGGACAGCACAGACTACAGGAATACACACGGACACAGCCCAGAGGGAAACGGAAACTGGGTATTTTACAGGTGGTTGAATCAGCGGATGCAAACAGTGGCAGCCGTGGGGCCGATGAACTACAGCGAGGCAAAGGCCGAGGCAGTAGACTTCGCAAGGATTTATGGAATCTCAGAGATATTCGTTGGATCATAAGTAAAGAAAGGAAAGGTGAGCAATGGGTAAATTGATAGAGCAGTATTTAGATGATGCGAATCGCACGAATAATGCGCTAATCAAAACGAGATTGGCTCTATACGCAATCATCGCAGAGAAGGATGCAGAGATAGCAGAACTGAAGAGGGAACTAGAGGCAGCAACAGACCTGTCGTATGACGCCATTCAGATGATAAATCCTCGAAAGGAAAGGTGAGCAGAGATGAAATGCAGAGATTGCGGAAGTCCAAAGGGATTAGATCACGGCTGCGAATAAATCAGGAAGGAAGGTGAGCAGATAACCATGAGATTTTATACAGTGAGCAAGTTACGAGAGTTGTTTCGACGCTATCAGTGTCCGTGGTGCGAGTCGGCTGATCTACCAGCCGGACTGACGATGCACTCCTATGACCATGGTGGTGGAGTTTTGGTTATAAAAGAGGATAGCAGTATGTCTATTCAGTGGGTCTATGGGGTTTGTGAGACTTGTGAGCATCAATGGTCGATTGGGAAACTCATGGCCATGGATGAATTGATGATACAGACGGAGGATTTCTAAGAGAGGGGACAGAGGGCTACGGCCCTCTGGGTAACCAACAAGGCCCGTACCCCAAGTCGTGGCCTAAATCAGTTGGTTGAAAGGAAGGTGAGCAGGTGAGATTCGTAGGCAAGTTCTCGGAATTGATGAAGCTACTCAAGCTGGCAGCAGAGGTCGAGAATGAACGCAAGAGACTAAAGAAAGAGGTGAAACAATGCCC